TGGGTTAACGTTTCGTATTTTTAAGAATGCTTTTAATTTGATATTTAAGAAAGTTGAAGATCATTTGGTTATTAGCGGTAAGATTGAAGGTGTAGAAAATGTTCGTAATCCTATTCGATTGTTTTCGAAAACAATAATGCCGTTTTTAACAGGTGGTGGTCAGGCTAATGCTAACAATGTTGCTCGCATCACATCCCGTGGTTGCGCCCAATATTGTCTTTTCATTACTCCTGACACTGTATTACTAAATTATCATTTCTTTTATCCGAACAACTTAAAAGTTGCTCCTGATATTAAAGAAAATGAGGATATTGTTATTGAATATGGAACTTCTGTAAATCTTAAATTTAGTAAGCGTAAATGTATACGTTACGATAATTTTGATTTATGTTGTTACCACATTGGTACAATACCTTCTGCTCCTTTTGGAGTTTATGATAGTTTAATTAGTATGGAAAAGTATGAATTTCCGGTGGAGATTGTTTGGAAAAATGTTAGATCTACTGTTTTGCAATGTACTAATCGCGATTTATTACATAAGTATATGACTTATGCTGGTGAATGCGGACAGCCTATCTATAACTTGAATGGAAACGTTCTTGGTATTCATAAGCAAGGAATTGCAAATGTTGAATTTGCTGGTGCGGTTTTGTTTTATAAAGAAGATATCGATTCCATAATTAAACATTATGAGTCAATTGGTATCGTTTGTATGAAAACACCACTTAAAGTAAATTCCACTATTGCTGATACTGTTATGCAATTGCAAATGGGTCCTGATCCGCGTTCTGATTTAAACTGGTGTTTAAAAGAAAGAATTGCGGATCCCCTTTCGCATGATATAAGAGTTATTGGTAGTAGTTCTAAAAGATTTCAATTATCTGATAGTACTGTTCGCGAAACCGTTATGTTTCATATCTTTGAAAAGTTTTTGAGTGAGCGCTATGGTGGTGCTGTTGACGGTCATGCTCGTAAGGAGTGTGGTTATAACAATCAAAATACTAGAAGATTTGAAATTCAACATAATGGTGTTCGTGATGAATACGTTGATAGAGCGTTGGCACTAATTCGTAAGAGAATCACCAAACCTACAGGTTTGGGTGCAACGACATTGACGCGGTATCAATCTTTGACTGGTGATATACGTAATGTGTTTGTTGGTGGAACTGATATTAGTAAATCTATTGGTGCTCTTCTTAGAGAACAAGGTCTCAGTAAGACGCAAGTTTTTAAGAAAGTTCCTGATGGATGGAAGTTAGATAGTAGGTTGATTGATCGATGGGATGAAATTGATGAAGCTATTAGTGAAAGACGCTATTTAGTTCATTGGATTAAATCCACATTGAAAGATGAACCCCTTAAATTATCCAAGCTCGCCACGGGCAAGGGTAGACTTTTCGATGTTATGGAAAAACCAATCAATTTGGAACTTAAAAGAAGGTTTCGAATGTTGATTGCTATGACAATGGAATGTTGGAAAAGAAGTGGAAATGTTGCTGGCCTTAATTTTGGTGGTAGTGATGTTGATCAGTTTGTTAATCACATTAGTAAGAATGGTGAACGTAAGTTTGGATGTGTTGGTGATTACGTCTTGTATGACTCAACGCATGGTATTCTTTTAGATGCTGCTTGTGAGATCATTTATGATTTGGCCATTGAGTTTGGTTATAATAAAAATGAGTCTTTTGAGATGGCGGTTTTAACAAGAATTACTTTCTATGCTATGTGTGAATTAGCTGGTAATTTCACACTGAAGAATGTTAAGTTGTCTAGTGGAACTGAATTCACTTTGTGGATTAATATAATTTTTAATTTAATAATCTTGCATTCTAGTGATTGTGTTGCTGCTGAACGTCTTAAAATTTCTGATGATGAAATGTCTAACTGTGTCGATACTGGTATGGTTGGTGATGACTTTGTTCGTATGTATGATAATAAAATCATTGAACTTGGTTATGATCCAGCTGTTATTCAAGAAGTTGGCAAAAGATATGGTTATTCTATTACCAGATCTGATAAACT